TTCTTGTCGGTGTAGCTCAGCACGTAAGTCGGAGCCTCACCGCGCATGAAGCGCTCGGCCGTGTTCTTCACTTCATCCAGCCGGATTTTCGAGCGCTCGACATCGGCGCCGTTCAAATCCTTGATCGCCGTCACCGCCTGTATCGCGATATGTTCGCTCGGATTTTCAATGCCTTGGTAGACCGGCGAGCGTTCCGGCGGATATTTCATCACCGTCTTGGAGCCGTTGACCGAGGTCACGCCCCAGGTCTTCTTCATTTCCTCTTGCGCCAGCGTCTTGCTGAGAGACACGTCGCCATTCTTCAGAAAATGATCCCGGAACGCCGTCTCATAATCCCCCATCGCACGCTGGCGCATTTCGGGGTTGAAGGTCAGGGCGGGGTTAACTGCGAGGCCGAGGAAGGACGGATCAAACGCCGAGCGGATTTGCCCTTCGTTCAGTTCCTTTTTCACGATCTGGTCGAGGTCTTCTTTCTTGATCTTTGCCTTGACGTTGCGCTCGTATTCAGGCGTGCGCTCTTCCATGATCCGCTTGGTCGCGTCTGCCGCCGACATGCCCCGTCCGTAGACGTATTCCCGGAACGTCAAACCCGCTTCGGTTAGCTTGTCGCCGCCCGTGGTGCCTGCAAAAATGTCCGGGTATCTGCCACCGACCAGGTTGGCCGCGGTCTGCAGCGCATTCTCCACCCGCTTGGGATCGGGGGAAAACATCGCCCCGCTCATGGCCACCGCAGCACTGGCAGGCACGATCCCGGTTTTCTCAGCGATCGTTTGCAGCGCCTGCATGTTGCCGCCGAGCGACCTGAAACCGGCGTCCGCCCAATCCTTTTGTTCCTTGTCGACCGGATTCCACGCGAAACCCGGATTAGCCATCGCCGCCCCGAAATTCTGGGTATCGGCCAGGCCCTTGTCGCGCGATGCGATCTGCCCCGTCACCCGCATGATGTCGCCGGCGTCCTTCAGCCAGCCATCCTGCCGGGCCTTCTGCACATCGGCCAACGTCGCCTTGCCGTCGATCACTTCGGTCTGCAGCGCGTTCAGGCGCTCGTTATAGGCCTGTGTTTCCGCCGCCGAGAGGGCCGCCGCGCGCTTCCTGACTTCCAGATCAGCTGCGCCCGCCAGCACCATGCGGCGATCCGCAGGAACGTCTCCAAAACGAGGATCAGGCGCATATACCCCCGCCGCTGGACCGTCACCGACGCTTCGCGCCAAAGCCGCTTCCGATATTCGGCGGTTGCGGTTCACGCCGTTATTGTGGCCCTGCAGCCCCTCAATAGACCGTGCAATTGCTTCCGCGTCGCCGGTTCGCACAGCCGCCGCAACGCTTCCCGGCAGGCTTCCATAATTGTACGCCACGGAGCCTAGCGCGGCCTGCTGATTGGGGTTCAGCTTGGCGAAGGCTTCCGCCCCCACCGCGCTCTGCACGCTACCCAGGGACTCCGCTGTCCGCCGTTTCAGGTCGCGCTCCGCATCCTCGCGGCTGACCGTATCTCCGCGCTTGACCTGGCGCACCGTGCCGTCCGCCGCCGTGATGGTGTCGGAGCCGTAGCCGACGCGATCGGCATTCACATCCCAATAGGTCGAGGATTTGAAGCCCTCCTTGTCGCGCAGCAGCTGCATCGTGCGATCGACCGCGGACCCGGTAAAACCCTTGTCGGCGCCCCAGCCCTTGGCGACGTTCAGCGCCGCTTCCGGATCGCGCGTTGCCAGGGCGCGAAACCCCGTCTCCTGCAGGTCAACCTTGATCTTCTTCTTGGCCCCTTCCTTCTGGATTGGCGTCAGGGTGGACGAGTCGATCAGTTCTTCGACATCCTTCTGGAATACGCCGATGGCTTCGGGCCCGGTCTGCAGAATGCCCTGTTTGGCCGTGCCGAGCCGGGTTTCAATGCCGGACATCTGAAACCGCTCACTCTCGTCGCGCTCCAGCTTGGCCGCGCCGACCGAGAAGGATTCCCGTTTCGCCCTGATCCGCGCTTCGAACTCCGGCCGCTGGCTTTCCGGGATCTTGGTCAGCCATTCGGTCGACCGCTTGTCATAGGTTTCAACCAGTTTGTCATGCAGGCCCAGCGCCCCTGGCTTCATTTCGGCCTTGGCCTTTTCGGCCTCACCGGTCAGTTGCGAACCGAACTCGTCGAACTGGATCAGCGACTGGAACCGCTCCTGCTGGTTTACCCGGTCCTGGTAATGCGTGACGAGTTGCTGCGCCTTGGCGCCGCCCTGCTCCAGCGCCTGCCCTACCGGATCACCACCCGGATATTGAACGACGCCGCCGGGATCGAGGCTGCGGCTTGAGACAAGGCGCGGGATCGTTGCCATCAGGTATAGCCCATACCGAAGCCAGACCCGCCCATGCGCACCGAGGCCCGCGGCGTATAGAGCGAAGTAAGGCCGCTCACCGCGCTGGTAGCCGCGCCGATGTAGCCGGCCTGCTGCCTTTGCTGGCCCGAGAACAGCGCCAGATCGCCCTGCGTCCGAAGATTGTTCTGCTTGATCGTGGAGCCGAACCGGATGGCGTCGATATCCATCTGGCTTTGGATGGCGTTGTCCGCGAGAACTTCGGTCGGAGAACCGGCCAGCGCCACACCGGAGCCGGCGACTTGTGTCAGTGCCGCCGAGGTCGCGCGCCGGTTACGGTCGAAAACCCGCGTCGCCTCAAATCCAGATGAGACTCGCTCGGCTTCCGCCGCCTGCTGATAGGATGCCTGCTGAGCCTGACCCGCCGCCGCGGCCTGGTTGCCCTGCATGACGGAGCCCACCACCGACAAGGCCGTGGTCGCCAGCATCAGGGGAGCGAAGGCGCACATTTACGAACCCTCACTGTCAAAACCGGGGATGATCGCGCGGATGGTGCAGGGCACAGGGTCTGGCGCTTCGATGCGAATGCGGCCTTGGCCTTCCCAGGAATCATCGAGATGAACCTGATCGAGGTTGCCGGTGTAGAGCGAAACCGTGGAGCTTGGCGCCGCGATGGTGTTCCGGCCGGCGTTCTGCAGCTCAAAGCCCGATCGCGTTGCGGAGCGAACCTTGATGTTCGCGGTTTCCAGCACCGAGAAAATCACCGAGTTAACCCGCTTGCGCCGCCCGGTGACCGAGCCGTCCCGGCCGCCGACATCGAGTTCCAGCGTTTCCGCGATCGCATTGTACGGCAATCCGGCGTGAACCTTCGACGCCGCCACGGGAAGCGTGATCGATCCGCCGCTGACCGGAATATCCCGGTAGACCCTGCCATCCGCCAGGACCGTAACCGCCTCCCCACTCAGATGATCGAGCCCGGAAAGCGACGTGGTTGCAGCCCCGTCATAGGTCACGCCGCAGTCGACAAGGAACGCATCCTCGACATTGCCGTATTCGAACGGCGCCTGCAGCACTTCGATATAGCGCCGCGTCACGCCATTGATGGTGCGCTTGACCACGAACCAGACATCATCCGCCCCGGACTGGCCCGGCGTGGAGGCCACCCACTCGACTTGCCCCCAGTCCATATTACCGAACGAACCGCCGAGCCGCTGGCGATGCCAGCCCCGCACGTTCTGGTCTGCCTCGTAAGTAAGCCCCGCGAACTCGCCATTATCGAGGCCCATCCAGAACACCGGGTCCGGCTCGCTTTGGTAGCAGAGCGAGGAAATCCCGGCCTTCGGAATATGCTCGGAAATCAGGCTGATCGGCTGGGTCGAATAGCCGTTTCGCTCGAGCGAGAAGTTCATCTCGACAATCGATTTCCGGTCAAACCCGACATAGACGAACGTCGAGCCGGCCTTGACCGGCGGGATGGAAGAACAGCGCTTTGTGGGGGATCCCCGGTTCTTGAACTTCGAGGGCGTCAACGGTTCGTTGTTGCCGCCGCCCGAGAGCGTCCGGACCCCGCCGACCGTGCCGACGATGACAAAACCGTCCGATTCCGCAAGCCATGTAATGTCGCTGGCGCCGGCCAACTGGAACGCCAAAGCGTCATCATCGGCCGCGCCGGTCCGGAACTTGCGGAAGTCGAATGTCTTGGAGCCGTAGACCGAATATTTCTGCCCGAAGAACAGCCGCTCTTCCGAGATCGTCACCGACCGCGGATAGCCGGAATCGCCACCAAACCCGCCGATCGACCAGCGATAGGATTTTTTTGCAACCCCCACAAGTTCAGCTGGGAACGTGGAAAGAACCGTCGCGGTGCATGACAGGCCGCCGCCGGCCACCGCTGTAATGCGCGCCACGCCGAAGCCCGAATGCAGATACTTCCATTTGACGCCGTACGTGATTTCGTTGACGGCTACCACCCCGTCAAACCCCTCCGCGCCTTCGCTGCCGCCGTCCCACTCCTCGCCTTCCAGATGCGTCGGGGGCGTGCCGCCCATGTAGATCTTGTTGGTCAGCACCGTCGGTCCGACAGCCTCGTAGACGTTGCTGTTATGCCGCCGCAAAATACCCAGAGGCGGCGCCGAGTAAGTCAGATAGCCGCCCGACTCCCAAGGCTTCCACGCCTCGAAGGTCTGCACCGCGACCTTGATCAGTTGCCCAACCATATCGGCCGTGAACACACTGGCATCGGCCGTAATCGTGATCGTACCCGTGGCGGCGCTCGGATACATCTTGACCGCTTCATCGGCGTTCTGCGTCGCGAACGGACCGTCATTGAACGTCGTTGCCGTGATCGACCATGCGGTATTTGACGATCGCGTGACCTTGTAGGGCACATGATCCGGATGCGTCAGGTAAAGCACATCGCCGGATTGCTGCACCTGAAGATCAACCACGTCCGCGTAGCTGTAGGCGGTAGCGACCTCGACAACCACCTCCGACACATTCAGCACCGGCCCGCCATAGGCATAGACCCGAAAATATCCATTCCCGAAGAACAGCATGTAAGCCTGCTCTTCAGAGAAGATGAACGGGATCGGGCGTTCCTGCCCGGAGCTTTTGGTTTCGCCGGCGAAGTAGGTTCCGCTGCGCTTTCGGATGCCGCCATGCGGCAGCGTCACGAAGTTCTCGCACAGCGCCAAAGCCGAGCGGTAAAGGTCCAGCGACGCGCGGGAATGAAGCCGCGGCGTGATCTCGCCGCGTACCAGGCTATCCTGGACAGGATAAACCGTCACGGACGGGCCGACCAATCGCCGCGGGCGCTGGCCCAGGATTGCGAAACCGCACCAGAGCCCGATTCTATCGCGTTGATCCGGCGGGCCTCCGATATCGCCTCGTCATAGACGACCTTGGCGCCCTGCAGCACCGATGTCTTGTTGGTGAGCGGCATGGCGATTTTCATCGCGAGCCGCGCGGCCAGGGCCTCGACGAACAGTGGATTCCAGTCGGCGGGATCGGTGAGATTGCCGATATAGCGCACCAGCACCGGCGAAGCGTAATCGGACAGGATAAGCCCACCTTCCAGCTTCCAGGAGATCGGCACGCCGCCGATTTCACCGGTTTCAGTCAAGGGCAAAACGCGGAGGGAATTTTCCGGCACCTCAAAGGCATAGTGATAGACCGATCCGATCGGCACAGCGACCGACTCCAGCGAGGTCAGTTCGGTCCGGAAGATCGCAAACGACCATGCCTGCTTCGTCAATTCGGATTGCCGGGTTGTCTCGAAGTGCAGGGAGAGCAGCCGTGCGGCCTTGGTGTCATCGTCGAGACTGTCGATCGGCGCTTCGACGAGGATTCCGAGCGCCATGTTCGCCACGTCCGCGACGGTCAGCGCTGCCATATCAGGACTTCGCGATCACGTTGGGATGCAGGATCGGACGTTTTCCGACATGCCGGCGCCGTTCACCAAAGCGCGGCGGGCTGTGCAGATCGGCCGCAGGATCGGCATAGGCCCGGCGGAAGCCTTCCCGGGCGCGGGAGAGCGGGCGCGGTTCGGCCGTTTCGGGGATCAACTCCTCGATAGGCTCAGGCGGCTCAGCCTGCGGTTCGGTAATAGACTTACGAGGCCGCCCCGGAGGGTTGCCTGTACGCTGATAGCCCATGGGTATTTCCTCAAAGAGAAAAGGGAAGGCTCGTAAGCCTCCCCCAAGTTTCACGCAGCGATCAGACTTCGGTGGTCCTGATGAACACAAACCCAGTGTTCTTGACGCTCGTCGCCGTCCGGTTCCAGTTGGCCGCCGCGGCGAGCTCGACATCGGTCGGGAACACGCCAGCGACCGAACCATGCAGCCAGTCGAAGCCGCGCGGATGGCAGATGAACTGCCGACGCGAGACCATTTCAGTGACGCCGCCACCATGCGCCTGACGGGGCTTGCGGTCGAGTTCGACCGGGCCGCCTTCAGTGTTGACCGGGAGTTCGTCGTAAACGACGGCGCCGGGCTTGAACAGGATGGCGTTGTACTCGGTGCCGCCCGTCACGGTGATGCCGTCATCGACGATGACGCGCATTCCCTGATAGGTCGGAAGCATCATGCCGCCCTGGGCCGAAGGCGGCATGTAGTCGATCAGATCGGCCTTCTTGAGGACCTTCATCTGCTTGGAGTGCATGATGATGCCGACGAACCGATCCGCCTGGTCGCCGTGCAGATACGCGGCATCGATGATGTCGGTGTCTGCAATCGTCAGGTTGGTGTCGCGGATCATGTCGCTGGCGTCGTTGAGGATGTTGTCCGCGAGAACGCCAGCCACAGAAGCCAGCACAACGCGCTTGATGGCGCGCTGCCAGTAGTCGGTCTGACGATCGGCGATGACTTTGCCGGGATCCTCGCCCGCGAGAACCGCGGTGATGTCCGGCCATGCCCAGGCCTGGGCGCGCATCTGGCGAAGCGCGGTTTCTTCGCGGGTCGTCAGCTTCTTGACTTCGATCGAGTCGGCCGGATCGTCGTTGACCGGCTCGGAAGGATCGGAAGAGACATCCTTCCAGCCCGGCATCTGGACGAACTTGCCGCCCTCACCGAGCTTGCCGGCGATCATTTCATCGGTCGCGAGCAGGCCGGCCTGGAAGATGTCGAGCACTTCGACGTGCTTTTCGAACGAATAACGAGCGTACGGAGTCGGAACGATAACGTCCGAAATCCGGGTATATGCGTCAGCCATGGTGGTAGTCCCTTAAGGAAGAGCGCGCGGCTATCTCCTGGAGAGCCAGTGAGCCGGGTCTTTCCCGGCCTGTTTGATGAGGACGCGCGCCTTGTCAGGGTCACTTTTTGCAAGGGCAGAAGCCCGCGTGAGGTTGAACGTCGGACCATCCTTGAAGGGATTGTCGCCGCCCGGAGCGTCGCCACCGTCGATGGTGTCTTCGGCGAACATCTTCTCGCCGATTTGAGCAAACGCCAGCGCAAGAGCAGGATCGGTCAGGGCGTTATCCTTCAGGATAATCCCCGACTTCTGGAAACTCTCGACAAGCCCGAGCTTTTTCAAAGCGCGGTTTGCCAGCTCATGCTTGGTCTTGAAGCCCTCGGAATCCTGAGGGCCCCATTCCTTTACGAGCGCGTCGGCGGTGGTTTCGACGGCCTTGGTCAGATTGGTCACATGCGCCTTGGCCTGTTCGGCCTGGGCGAGTGCGAACTGATCGTGCAAGGTTTGAGCCTGCTTGCTGTCCAGTCCTGCACCGTGAGCCCACGTCTTGAAGTTGCCCGCGAGGGCTTCGTCATACGGGAGATCACTGGGCAAGCCTTCCGGCCGCTTGAACTCATAGGCCTCCGGCTTATCCGGACGCCCCATTTTGGAACGGAATTTATCCCACTCCTCTTTCGGGGCGTCTTCGGCAGGACGGCGAACGGAAGAGCCAACCATGCTCTCCAGGTTCATCGTCTTTTTCGCCAGTTCCTCAACGGTTTTCGTGCCCGATTTTTCGACCCATGTCCGGATGCCTTCGTCTTGAAGACCGGCAAAAGGCGAGGCAGCGCGATCGGTAGACCCATCCACCGGCGGCTGTTGCGTATCGCCCGGGATGCCCGCCGACGCGCTTTCGCCCGCCACGGACCCAGCTTCCGCAGTCGTCATGAAATATTCCTTGGTTGGAGTGCTATTCCTCGGCAAACCCAAATCGCGCGATCCGCTCTAGCTTGAGCATTTCGCTTTCGTTCAGGCTGGCGAAGCTCGATATGGCCGCGAACAAGGCACGCTTGCCGTTCAATTCGTGGCCGTTGATTTCGTATCCTTCGGCACTGCCGGTTTCCGCCTTCCATGCGGACATCGACGTCACACCGTAAAATCCAGATCGTCGCGCGAGATCGGTCAGCACGATCATCGCGTCACCCCGTTGCGGGTTGTCGCTGAACAGCCGGGCATAGGCCAGGCGGACTTCGGCGGCCTGTTGTTCTGGCGTCACTGCTGAACCGCCAGGATGGCTTCAATCACGCGCTTGCGAGATGGGCCGAACCTGGCCTGAAACTCGCGCGCCTCTTGAACCGTGACGCCGCATCGCCATGCGATGTAACGCAGTTCCCAGTATTGCTTGGACAGCAGCCTGCGATCCATTTTCATTGTGGAGCCGCCGCCCCGAGGCCCGGGATCAGCCCGGCTTCAGCCGCCTGTGCCATGGCCGGGATGGCATCAGCGGCAATGCCGGCGCCCTGCTCTGCGGCAGCCATGCCCATCTGAGCCTGTGCCGCCTTGGCCTTCTGGGCCCGTATCTCTTCAACCTCATCCCGGCGCTTGAGGATCGACTGCGGCGCGCGGCCGGCCGAATGCAGAACGCGCAGGCCCTCGTCAAAATCGAGATTGTCCAAAACCCCGGGGTCCATCGTGGCGAACTGGCCGGCCGCTGAGAACACCTCGACAACCGCCTTGGCCTCGCCCGCCTTCCGGAGGATATCCAGCGGCGACGTGAAATTGACCCGGATGCTCTTGCCCGACAGCGACGCCGGCGGGACAAACCGGCTATCAGCCTCATACAGGCCCTTGCCTTCAAGGATCGACAGCTCGCGGTCGGTCTGCATCGACAGTCCGCCCTGAATCGACGAACCGGCGGGACCGAGCAGCGCGCCCTTCTCTTCCTGACGGATCAGCGCTTCGGTCGCGGTCTGTTGCCCCGGCTTGGAAACCAGCGTCTGAAACAGGTTGACGTAGAGCCCTTCCTGAATCGTGTTGCGGCTTTGCTCGATGTACTGAAACGCATAGTCCGGCCGCGCCCCGGTGAGGATCGGCTGGGCCAGCAATCGCCCTTGATCGTCGATCAGGCCGGGATGGCGCGAGCCAGGGTCGAGCGGCGGCAGCCAGTCCAGCTTGTTGCCGAGCGCCAGAGCGGGATCGGTGACACCCTGCAGGCCGCGCAGCGTGCCCTTACGGACCGCGTTGATCTCCCTGACTTCCGTCAGCAACTCAATCACGGGGCTTGTGCCGTAATCGTCGCCGTCATCCCTGCCCCAGTTGAAGCAGGCCACCGGGAACGATGCGAAATCCTTCTCCTTGACGACCTTTTCACCGTCGCAGATCACATGGTTCGACTTGAACGGGCCTTCGAGAAAGATCGTCTCGCCCATCCGCTTGTAGGTCTTGCGGTCATAGTTCGGGCAGATCGAATGCACGAACTCGACTTGCTCCTCCATCTGGCCGGGCTTCTTGGCCATCTGCACGACTTTGGGCGGCAGCTTGTCGCCGAACATCTGATAGGCAACTCGAGCCGAGCGCTTGTAGCGGCGGTGCAGCGTGTCGACCTCGCCCCATTTGTTGCGGGCGATCCAGACCTCAGCCACCGGCAGAGAGCGATAGCGCACATAGCGCCCCGAGAAATCCTCCTCCGGGTACAGATAGGCCGGTCCGAACCGGACAATGTTGGCGTAGCAGCCCTGCATGGCAGGGACGTAGCCGGACCCGGGCGAATACCGGATCGAGAACAGGAAATCCCGGACCTTCTCAGCCCATTCCTTTTCCTCGTCGGTTTCCTCATCATCCATGGCCGCCGTGGTCAGGCCCTGCCATTTGTCGTTCTGCGGCGTGATCAGGCTTTCCAGACCCGCTGCCAGCCGGCGCTGGCCGGTCCGGACCGTGGTGTCATAGACCCGCCGCGTCCGCCGATCGGTGCGCGTGACCTGGTTATCCGAGACCGATCCCCCAAACCCGGCCCGCAGGAACTCAGGGGCATCCGGCGCGCAATACTCCGCCACGTCACGCCATACGGACTCATACGGCTTGCGCACAGTTTCCAGCTGCGATTGCCGGGACAGGATGTCTTGCGCGTTGCTGTCTGCCATCAGGCTTCAGGCTCGTCTTCGGCAGCAAGCAGATACGCCGCGAACTCAGCCCGCGCTCGGCTCTGCTCTTCTAACGGAAGCTTGTGAAACTCGTTTAGAGCTTCGACGGCATCCATAATCGGCCCGCGTCCATGTTCGTTCATGCTGCTACCCCGAGGTTTCCAAGGCTCATGCGATGGTCCCGCTTCCGGCGGCAACAGCGCTTTGTTCCACGGCATTGTGCCTCACTGCCCCAGCATCACGGCTTTGACCGGGCTCAGTACCGGTCGCGCACTCGCCACATCGCTCGACTTCAGATCCGTGACGATGTTCGCGGACGAACCACCACGCGCCGCGGCAAGCCTGCGAGCCTCGTCGGAAGCCTGCGTCGCGGCAAAGCTGTCCGGTTGCGGCGTGCGCGGGATGGCCGCCTGCTTTGGCATGTTAGACACACTAGGAAACAGGCAAATGGTCGCCTCCTGTAAAATAGCTTTGTCTGGTCCAGTCGTACAAAACGAAATCCTCTCCGCCCTTGCCGTATGCCGGCAGATCGCAGCGCAGATGACCGCCGATGCGTTTCAAGAACCGATGCGCCTGATGGTGCGACTTCATCGCCCGGGCTTCCACACGCAGCGCGCCGGCGGCGTAAACGTCAGGCTGCAGCTGTCCTGTGATGTAGTTGATCATGGTCGGGACGCAGCGGACGCCGCGCATCGTCATCCAGCTCCAGGCAATCCAGTAACCCTTGCGAACCTGACCGGCGCCGAACGCCGCTTCAGGATTGCCGTTCAGTTCGACGACATAAGCAAAATCCCTCAGGCTCATCGCCGCGATCGTGGTGGCGTTCCATTCGTCGACCTGGCATTCGACTTCGGCGCGATCGACTGCCCGCATGTGCGCGCAGATGTAAGAAAGATCGCGCAGGTTGGCGTCGACGACCTCACATACCATCGAGCGGGTCCGCCTGCCTCGTCTCACGCTTTGGCAGGATGACCCGGGTATTGTCGAGCGAGAGCGGGCTTTCGCAGTTGTCGCAGTCCATGCGCTCGATATCGTCGCGATAGGGGTAATCCTTGCCGCAGAGCTTGCAGCGGACAATCACGTCAATAGCCGGCAAGGGGATCGCCCCCCAGTGGGTTGCCGTGCTTCTTCCGGTTCTCGGAGCGCAGCGCAGGCGGCAACAATGCGTGGCGGATCATCATGACGCCGTAACGGGTGGCGCTGAGTAAATCTTCCCGCAGCTTAACAATCTTGACGCCGAGGCCGTTCTTTTCAGCCTTGCGATGGTAGCCGCGCTTCTCAGCGAACCAGTCAGACTCCGTCGAGAACACCTTGAGACGACCGGTTTCCATGCGATCGAGCATGAGCATCAGACCTGCCTCTACACCATTCGAACCATCAGGGAACGTCGCTCGCTGGCCCAGCATATTCAGGCCATGATCTTCGTACTGTTTCGCCAGCTGCTCGCCCGAGCCCTTGTCGTGCTGTAATCCGTCATGCGGCCAGGCCCATGGTATCCATTTGCCCCAAGGCTTCACCGCCGCGGCGTGCTGGATTGGCGTCTGACCCGACGCGCGATATGTCTTGGTAACGTAGATAACATCGGCCTCATCGTTGTAGGCCAGCTCGACCGCGCCGAACGGATGGTTGTAGCCGAAATCCATGCCGCCAATCTTAGGCCAGTAGGCCGGGCAAACGAACGGTTCGACCGTTATAAGTTCATCGGGCACCGGGAAGATGGCGCCCTGCCCCATCATCGGAATACCCTTGGTCCGAGCGTCCCGCATGTGGGCTGGATAAGCGGCGAGCAGTTCAGTCTTTTGCTTCTCGGTCAGGTGTGGAACATCGTCCCACGTTGCGTTGATGGCGATCCGGCTCACAAGACCCTTACCTCATCGAACATGTTGGCGACCTCGGTCTGCCCTTCCATCGGCGTGAACGTGCAGATCATGAGCCCATCGAGCGTCATCAATCGGGTAAGGGCCTCCAGATAAACATCCATCGGAGGCTCTTCGTCGATCCAGCACAGGTGCTTCGCAGTGCCCTGAAATTTCTTTCGGCCTTGGTCGTAGCTCTTGAAGCCAATGATGCTCTTGCCGCCCGAAGTGTGCCGGATCCCCGCCGTGTCCATTGCGCCAGCGGACGAGCCAGATTTTTTGGTCGGCTCCCCGATGATGCAATCACCCGGGATCAGGCCAGTTCCCAATTCGCCATCGCCGCCAATGCCCATCAAGGCCTTCTGCACGATGTCTCGCGTGGTCTCGATGGTGTCGCCAGCGGCCCACGCCTCAATCGGATGATCGAACCGACGCCCATCCCACCAGTCCGGGTAACGTCCCGTCAGGTGCAGCGCCGTTTCATAACCACCAACGCCCCACGTTTTGCCGACGCGGTTCGCTGCCATCATGCAGCGCTCTTGGTGGACCAGCCCAGCTTTGAAGAATGCCAGATGTTTCGGGTACAATTCCCGACGCAGCGGCCCTTTGTCCGGGTAAAGCCGAGATAGCTTAGTGCGTTGTAGCCGCCTCTCCTGCTCTTCCAGGAGGCTCAGCAATTCCATCTTCAGCGCGAATGGCGTCGGCGATGCTGCGGATACGCTTGTTAAGCTGTTCATCTGTCATATCGGCCGATGCTGGAACGTCCTGTCGTCGCTCAATGAACATGCCCAGTTCTTTGCCGAGCAGCTCCACGGCCCGATTGGCCGTTGCGCCATCGAACTTGTCTCCGGACTTGGCGCGCTTCACGTTGTCAATCAATTGCTCAATGACCCACGCCTTCGTCAAAAGCACGCCATCAACCGCCCTAGCCTGCAGCTCGGCCACACGGTCCTGGACCTTTTGATTTCCTTTAAGGGTCGAGGCGTTCCCGTCGTTGGCTTTAAAACCTGCCTCGACGTAAGCAACTGACGCCGACTTCCCCGCCGCGAGGCCTTGTGCAAAGCGTTCATGGCGGGGATTGTTGAGAATGGGCAAGGTTACGCCGCCCCTACATCCGCAAGCCGGGTAGCGCCGGCGCCGGCCGGGCTGCCATGAGCCGCCTTGTCCATGGCGTCCTTCCAGCCGAAGCCGTCGGTGGATTCGAACTCGCCACCTTCCCGCATGCCGATCGTGACACCGGGGCCGACCTGCTGAACGGTGTACTTGGCGCCGCTCTCGTTGCCCTCTTTGGCCAGGTCGGGATTTGTATCGGGCGGCATGTTCGGATCCATGATCGAGATATTGATCACTTCCTTGCGGGCGTCGCTGTCGAAAATGCCGTCCGTTTCCTTCAGCGT